TATGCACTTCGTGCAGGTATGGACTATAGCCTTACTGACAATATCGTAATCAATGCTGCTAACTATCGTTACCGTAACTCATTTGATGCTGCATACAGCTATGAGTCACAACAAGTTGGTACAGGCTTGACTTACAAGTTTGCTAAGGATCAATCAGTAAGCGTTTCAGCTGCTCGTTCATATGACAAGAGCTGGACTTCTACAGGTGATTCAGTAACAGTAGGTTATGCACTTAATTTTTAATAAAATAGTTTGAAAAAGTTTTATTATTCTTTCATAAAAACGTGAAATTTCATAAAACTTTCATACTAGGAATCTATATAGAGGCGGGCGACATGCTCGCCTCTTTTTTTGTTTAAACTCAGGAGTTAACATGCTAAAGAACATTCTTGCCGTAATCGGATCTATGTTTATCGCTACTTCAGCCTTTGCAGGTGAAGTCAATGGTGCAGGTGCTACTTTCCCACAACCAATATATGTAAAGTGGGCAGATAGCTTTAAGAAAGAAACTAACAACGCTGTAAATTATCAGGGAGTTGGTTCTGGTGCAGGCATCAAGCAGATTGATGCAAAGACAGTTATATTTGGTGCTACTGATATTCCAGTAAAGCCAGAAGATCTTGAAAAGAAAGGTCAAGTACAGTTTCCTATGATCGTTGGTGGTATCGTTCCTATCTTTAATCTCAAAGATGTAGAACATTTAACTCTTACTGCTGACATCCTAGCAAAGATTTATTCAGGTAAAATTACTAAGTGGAACGATAAAGAAATTGCTGATATTAATCCAGGTGTAAAGCTTCCTGATCTTGGTATCATTAAGATTCGTCGTTCAGATGGTTCAGGTACAACTTGGAACTTCACAAAGTTTCTCTCAGAAGCAAATGCTGATTGGAAGAAAAACTATGGTTTCGGTTCAACAGTAGAATGGGCTGGTAACACAATCGGTGGTAAAGGTAATGACGGTGTATCAAATAACGTATATCAAACTAATGGTTCAATTGGATACGTTGAATATGCATTTGCCAAGCAAAACGACCTACAAGTTGCTGATATGATTGGTACTGATGGTAAGAAAGTATCACCAGGACTTAAAGCATTCCAGACAACTTGGCCAATGGTTGCAACTTCATATATCGTAATGCACAAGCAAAACGATGATGCAGCTGCAGTTGCAATTGCAAAGAAGTTCTTCGAGTACGGACTTGCACACGACAAGGATGCAGAAGCACTTGACTATATTCCTCTTACAGCTGCACAGAAAGCAGAAGTTAAGAAGACACTTTCTAGTGTAAACTAATCAGTTGATTTTTTAATAAGAAGCCTCTATTATCATATTATAGGTAATGGAGGCTTTCCTATGTTTCAACGTCAAGGTAAATCGCATAAGGCTGCACTATCAGATTCAGATAAGATCTCGTTGAGATCTATGGTGGATTTCTGTAAGAAAGCAAAGACTGATCTAGAGAATGCTGGTGAAACTGATTCTGCTCTTCGTTTCGAAATCTTAGAAGAATGGCTTCGAAACGACTTTAAAGGATCCTTTATTTACAGTTCTAAGATGATAGGACTGTAATTTACAAGATGTAATAGTAGAAAGAGGGTGAAAGCCCTCTTTTTTCTTAGTTTGATAAATAACTTATATATCAAATTAACTATTGCATCAATATGGCCGATTCACAAGCAAATTTAGCAGAACAAAAATCTTTCGCAAAAATGGGTGCTATTTTAGGCAACCCAGATGTGATAGCTAAACCTATGGGTTCTTCTGCAGGATTTCCTGACTATGGTTTCAGATTGAAGTCAGGTGATAAAATTATAGATCTACATGTTGAATATAAGTTAAATGCAAAAGCTCAGATGGGTAGTATGAGAGACTGGATCTTTGACGGTAATAAATTTACTACAGCTAACCCAGATTCAGATAAAGAAACAATCCTCGCTATTATGAATAACACACCTTCTTGTGTTACCCGAGCAAAAGAACTACTTGCAGATTTTAAGAAGTACTTTGATCCAGATGTAAAGCAAATATCATCTGGAATGTTAACCATGATTAAAGATCAAAACCTAAGAAGAGCAAAACTTATTAATTTTAAAAATAGTGTCGATAGTTATCAACTTGCTAAAATTAATGATACAACATTAGGTAGTAAGATTATAGATCATTATAAGAAGAAATTTAAAGCTAATATTAAACCTAATTCCAATGCTAATCTTCTTTTAATGGTTATTGCAGATCAAATGTATCTTGTAGATACAATAGGAAATCTTTCTACAGGTGATAATGAATATTTAAAAGCATTCTTTGGTGGTAAAGACTTTGTAGAGTTAAAAGGTCTAAATGCTGCATTAGAAGTAAGAATACAACCAAGAGGTTTGACTTCTAATAAACCTGTTAGCATAGACGTGATGGCAAGTTTTAGATTAAACGGATTACCTTTAAGAGGAATAACACTTTAATGTTAAAAACATTTAACGATTATCTTATAGAAGCAGCAGAAAAAGGTGCAAAGCTTAAACATCTTGAGCATCCTGAGGATAATGCAATTGCTAGTCATCAAGGATTTAAACATGCTTTCCATGCACTGCATGATATACATAAAGCACTTAAAGGTCAAAAGAGCACATCTAAGATAACAACTAAACTAGATGGTTCTCCTTCTGTGGTGTTTGGTCATCATCCAGAGTCAAATAAGTTCTTTGTTGCATCTAAGTCTGCATTTAATAAAGATCCTAAGATCAACTACTCACATGAAGATATTGATCGCAATCATGCACATGCACCTGGTCTTGCAAACAAATTACATCAAGCATTGAATCATCTACCAAAAGTAGCTCCTAAGAAAGGAGTCTATCAAGGTGACTTTATGCATTCACATGATGAGATGCATCATACAGATCATAAGGTTAGCTTTAAACCTAATACTATCACTTACTCACTTCACAAGAATTCAGAAGAAGGTAAGAAAGCAGCTAATTCAAAAATAGGTGTTGCAGTTCATACTAAGTATGAAGGTAAGACTTTTGATTCTATGCATGCAACACCTCATGTAGATCATAATAATTTTAAACAGCATAAAGATGTTCATCTTATTTCTCCAGAGGCAAAGCTATGAGTAATCTTACTAAAGAACAATCAGCTGCCTTTGAACATCATATGGAAAAGGCAAAAGAATTGCATGATAAAGTACCTCACAATTTCCATGATGTTGTAGGTAAGCACGATGAACATATGAAAACTTATATTAATCAGACAGTAAGACTTAATACAACTCCTACTGTTGCTGGTTTACACGGACACATCCAGGCTAGACATCAGAAAGCAATAGAAGGTGTTTCTACTGCAAAGGCAAAGGCTTCTAAGACAGAAGCTATGCATTCAGATCTAAAACATCTAGATGATAATAAGCATCACTTTGAGACTGCTATGAAAATCCACCATCATATTCAGTCAGCAAAAGATATACTTGTGCATGGCCTAAATAAATCTAATAAGACACATGGTGGTATGGAACATCATATAGATGGTAAAGAGACAAACCCAGAAGGTTATGTTGCCCATCATAATGGTAGTTCTATTAAACTTGTGAATAGAGGTGAGTTTTCTAGAGCAAACTTTGCGGCTACTAAAGCCTGGAAGAAGTAATTAATGGCGCAGTTTAGAAAAGATACACATCAATACCTAGGCGATGGAAAAACCATCTTCGAAGTTATGATGCTTGCCGATCAATACGGCAATCTCGTAGGACCTTCGAATCCTGTAGGTATGGCTGTTGATGCTTTTGGACGTGCTCGTTCTTCACAACCTTTAACACTTTTTGATTCCTTTCATAGATTTGCAGATAATAACAAATACGCATCTGCTAATAGTGCAACCGGCACCTATACTTTTACAGCAAACACTTCATCTATAGATATGTCAGTTGATACAACATCAACTGCTTATGTTTACAGAGAAACTAAAAGAATATTTTCCTACCAACCTGGTAAATCACTACAAATTTTAAATACGTTTGTTATGAATCCTGCAAAGACTGGATTAAGACAACGTGTGGGTTATTTTGACTGGGAAAACGGTTTCTTTTTAGAGAGAACTAACAGCACTATTCAGTTTGTTAAAAGATCTAAAGTAACAGGTTCAGTTGTAGATACACCTGTTACTCAAGCTAACTGGAATGTAGATAAACTAGATGGTACTGGCCCTTCACAGCTTACATTAGATTTAGATTCACCTCAAATTCTTTTTATAGATGTTGAATGGTTAGGGGTGGGTTCTGTCAGAATGGGATTTGTGATTAATGGTCAACCAATTTGGTGTCATTCTTTCCATCATGCTAATCTAAGTACTGCTGCAAAAGGTGCTTATATTCAAACAGCTTGTTTACCTATTAGATATGAAATAGAAAACACTGCAGGTACTACTGGATCAAGCACACTGAAGCAAATTTGCTCTACTGTAATATCAGAAGGTGGTTACGAATTAAAAGGTCAACCAAAAACTTTTGGTATTGAACCTACATCACAATTTAGACTTACTGCTAATGGAACTTATTATCCAGTTCTATCTTTCCAATTGCATCCTAATAGATTAAATGCAGTAGCTATTCCTAGAGATATATCTGTAATACCTATTAATAACGGATTTTACAGATATAAGGTATTATACAACGCTACTATTACTGGTGCAACTTGGGCAAACACTCACGCTTCAAATTCTAGTATTCAATATAATTCAAACACATCTGCTACAGTGTCTGGTGGTGCTGAACTTAGATCAGGTTATTTTGCTGCAACCACTCAATCAACCGGTTCTATCTCATTAGACTCAGAGTTATTTAAATATCAATTTGAAAGAAACGGATTAGCCAATACTGCAATACCTTTAACTTTAGCAATAACATGTGATACTGCTACTGCTAATGTTGCAGCTTCATTAGACTGGGAAGAATTAACATAAAATGGCTGAACAAGATAAAGCAAACATTACAAGTAATTTAACTGCTGATACTTCTAATAAAGTACAGACTACTAAAAAGCAGTCAAATAAACTTAAATCATCTACTGTTAAAGATGTTATTTCTAAAACAAAAACTTTGACTGGTTCTAGACCAGATCAAATTAATATTAATCCAGTTCAAGAAGCAAAAGAAAAGTCAGCTGTATTTGCATTTGGTCGTTTTAATCCACCTACGACAGGTCATGAAAAGCTTATACACAAAGTAGAAGCAACTGCAAAATCTCATGGTGCAGATGCACATATCATTGCTTCACACTCAGAAGGCTCAGGTAAGAACCCATTACCTAAAGAAAAGAAAGTTGGTTATCTTAAAAAGGTTGCCAGCTCATCTACTCATGTATCTTCATCAGATAAAGAAAATCCATCTTTCCTACAACAAGCTAAAAAACTGCATGACGCTGGTTATCACCATTTAGTAATGGTAGCTGGTTCTGATCGTGTAGATGATTACCATAAAAAGTTACATCAGTATAATGGTAAAGAAGGTCACTATAACTTTAAGTCTATAAAGGTAGTATCAGCAGGTCAAAGAGATCCAGATGCAGAAGGTACTGCAGGAATGTCTGGTACTAAGATGCGTGAACATGCACGTTCAGGTAATATGAAAGCATTTAAGTCCGGTTTACCAAAAGCATTACACCCGCATGCAGAAGAGATTGCTAATCATATTAGATCGGTTAAAGAAGATGTTGCAGACATTGATGATACATCAGGTATATTAGATATTATAGAAAACGTTCATAAAAATATCACTGATAAACTGTTTGTAGATGCTGTTAAAACTGCAGAGAAGAAACTTAAGAATCAGCAACAGAATAATTACTTCAAAGCTCTTAATTTAGTACATTATAACAGAATAACAAAGAATGAGAAAAAAGCAGAAAAAGAAGTTAAAGAAGAAATTATGAATACAGCTTCTGGTGGTACAGTAAGAGGTTTAGGATTTGTTACTGGTAGTCCAGATGCTGACTCACCTAGTTATGTAACAAATAATATTGCTGATGCAGACACTAAAGATAACATACTCAAACAATTGAAAACGAACATGCACGATAAACTCCATACAAAAGCAGTTAAAGAAGATATTGATTCTATGTTTACCAGCGTTACTGAGAAGTTTGGTAAAGAAAGAGAAGCAGTTGCTCGTTCTGGTCAAGACCGTAAAAAGTTAGACTATACAGTTAGAAAAGATGTAGATCGTAAAGAAGATGATAGACCATATCGTCAACAGGCAATTCAGAAGAATATTATAGATGAGAAGTATGGTAAAGGTTATAAGTCACCTTGGGAAAAAATAGAAAAAGCAAAACCAGGTATTGGTAAAAGAATAGATGCTGCAGCTGCTGGTTTAAAACAAAATGCTAAAGACTATCAAGACATAGTTGATAAAGAGAAAAAAGAAGTAAAAGAAGCAACCACTACAGCAGATATTCCAGTCTGGGAAAAGCCAGGACCTAAAGGTAAGAGTAAAAAACTATCTTCAGTGCAAAAGGCTAGAGCAAAAGCAAGAGCAAGAGCTGCTGGTCGTCCCTATCCTAATTTAATCGATAATATGGCAGTTGCAAAAGAAGAAGTAATACATGAATTATCAAATGAGCTTATCGGTAAAGTAAATAAAATTAGAACTTTAACCGGTGCTAAAAGTAAAACAGCTAAAGCATCAGATACACTTTATAAAGCAGTAGAAAAAGTAAGATCAAGAACTGATGTGGGTAAAGTAAAATGAAGACATTTAAACAGTTTGTAGAAGATATCTCTGAAGGCCTTACAGTACAACAGAAAGCTGCTGAACTTAAAGCTAAAAGAAAAAATATTTTAGTTAAAGATAAATCTAACTTTCAAGAGCATATTCATAAACTAGAAACTAAGGCATCTAAAGACGGTCAAGCTCATTACTTTAAAGATAGAATTAGAGCAAAAAATAAACACGAAGCAATCTTTAGTACACAGGTTAAATACCATAAAATGGGATACAAAGTGCATGATGTATCCCATAAAGGTATTGTAAAAGAAAAGAATAAATCTATAGAAGAGTCTGCAGCATGGCAGCGTAAAGAAGGTAAATCTGAATCTGGCGGTCTCAACCGTAAAGGTATAATGTCATACCGCAGAGAGAATCCAGGTTCTAAACTGTCTATGGCAGTTACCACAAAACCTTCTAAACTTAAAAAAGGTTCTAAGGCAGCTAACCGTCGTAAATCATTCTGTGCTAGAATGGGCGGTATGAAAAAGAGACTAACATCTGCAAAGACTGCAAGAGATCCTAATTCACGTATTAACAAAGCTCTCAGAAAGTGGAATTGCTGAGATATCGGAGAACATAATGGAACTGTTAATTGAGAAGCTTAAAAAGCTTCATGCTTCTAATTTTTCTTTTTATCTTAAACTACATTTCTTTCACTGGAATGTAGAGGGTTCAGATTTTTCTGAATACCATGAATTCTTTGGCGATTTATATGAAGATGTGTTTGGTGCTGTAGATACTTATGCAGAACATCTTCGTGCATTAGAGGCATATGCTCCAGGTTCACTTTCTAGATTTATGGAATTATCTTTCATTTCAGATCAGATAGAACCAATACCAGTACAGCAAATGTTAATGACAGCAATGGAAGATAATGTAAAAATTATGTTTGCAATTGCTGAATGTGATAAACTTGCAAGTGAAGCAGGTGAGATTGGTCTTAGTAATTTCTTGCAAGGAAGACACGAGATTCATAGAAAACATCAGTGGATGTTAAGAGCTTCGTCAAAGGGCTAAAATGGGCAGCATTGTATTTAAACAACAGCAACAAGAAGTTGTTAAACCTAAACCTCAGACATTTACTTCTCTATCAGAAGCTAAAGAGAAATCAAAAAGACAGGTTTCTACAACATCAACAGCTCCTGACGTATCTGGTAGTTATATGAAACCTAAATACGTAGAAGATAAGACGATAATTTATAAATCATCTAGTTATCTTGCAGATTTAATAAGAGAGGAAGACTAAAATGGCTCTATGGGGTAATTACGACTCAAAGACTGCATCAGGTACAGTACAGGTTTATGCAAATGGCCTAGTATCTGGTACAGGAACTAGCTTTACTACACAAGCTGCAGCTGGTGATTTTATCACTGCAGGTGGTAAAGATTATGTTGTTATAAGTATTTCAAACAATACAGTTGCACAAGTACTAGCTGGAACTCTAGGTGGTACAATCGGTACTGTAAACGCAGGTTCTTCATATATTCTAAGTGAAAAGCCAACATATATTGCACTTTCTGATGCAACAGGTTCTAATTCTAACACAGTTTACGGTGTAGATACTACAGAAGCTGGTGTTGCAGGTTATGGTAGCAAGGTTGCACACGCTGGTTGGGTAAAAGTAACTACAGGATCAGGTGGAAGAAGCGGTCGTACTCAGTACGAAACACTAGTAGCAATGGGAACAATTGCTGGTGACGCTGAAGATACAGTATTCCCAGATTCCTGATATTAATTTAGTATAGGTGAACCAAGATGGCATCAAGTAAAATTACAGATTTAACAGCTGCAACCACTATGGCATCAGGTGATCTGATTCCTATAGTGTCTGATCCATCTGGTTCACCTGCAACTAAAAAAATAACACTAACTAACTTCTATTCTAACGTAGTTGTTACTGCAAAATTTGCTAATTCTGTAACTTTTTCTAATACTGCTACATTTAACAGTAGTGTATCTGCTAATAACCTCTTTATCACATACAGAACTACACCAGCAGGATCAGGTGACTCTGTTGCTTCTGGTAAAATCTGGTTTGATACTAATTGGTTATATGTTGCTACTGCTACTAATGTGATTAAGAGGGTTTCCCTAACTGTATTTTAATTTAATATGATTGATAAATTAGACGAATCTAATTTTTTGCTTTATGCTGCAAAACATTACGATAATCCACAGTGCTTTGATACAGTTGAATTTTACGACGACTTAAAAAGATTCAAGTATATTAAAAGGTTGTTGAATAGGTATGAGGAAGAAGGTGACCTTAAAGAAAGGTTGATTCTAAATCATATAGTGATACTGTTTAATGTTTTCGGTGTAGAGCCTGCAATACGAATGCTGTTCTTAAAATGCAAAGGTCAAGAGAAATATCTTATACCTTTTCTTATTGCATTAAACCATCTACCTGAAAAAATACTAAATATAGGCGTAGAGAATAGATCTATAATAACATCTGACATAGAAGCAGATAAAAACATAGTTAAGGCGTTAAGACAGATATGATTATTGATACAATTGCAGTATATCAAATATTAAGAAAACTCGTCACGCCATTTGAACAGATGGATGCTTATCGTCTAGGTATTATAGACGAAGATGGCAACTTCTTAAAGAAAAGAGTAGATCTTCAAACCCAACAAGAGCGTGATGCAGTTACAATGCTCGATGTCCTTGTTATTAATCTAAAAAGACTCCTAGGTAAATTACCAGGTGGAAAGTCTAGACTTGCATCGTTTGCAGCTGCATTATATCTTGTAAGAGAGAATTCTAGTATTAGTGAAAGCAATCTTACTAATATGCTTTTTACTCTCGAAGAAGATTTTAAAAAGACATACGATGAAGTATTACAGATCTATGAAGACGCACCTATGATGTCTTCTGGTAGTGGTATTGTATACGGAACAAAGCCAGGTGAGACTGTAGTTACTAAAAAAGCAGCTAAGAAGTATAAAGAGAAGAATATATTACAGCTTATCAGAAGAGTACAAGAAGATACAACATTACAGTATCATAATACACTAAATCCTAAAATATGGCAAAATAGTAGATTGAAAGATGAAGTCAGAGGCAAGTTAATTCAGATTGCTGATGCATGGGCTAAGTTTGCAAACATACCTAATAGTCTTATAGTTGACATTATTATTACCGGCGGTAATGTCAACTATAACTACACTGATCAATCTGATATAGATTTACATCTAGTAATAGATAGAAATCAATTTAATCCTGACAGACAATTAACTGATGATTACTTACAAGATAAAAAGATTCTTTGGACACTATCTCATAATGATCTTCACATCTATGGTTATCCTGTAGAATTGTATGCTCAAGATGTTGCAGAAACACCTCATTCAGGTCAAGGTGTTTATTCTATTATGCATGACGAATGGATTCAACAGCCTCAGAACTTAGGTATTAATTTTGCTCGTAACTATTACCTGCAGAAGAAAGTAAAGTTCTATAAAGATTTAATCGATAAGATGATATCACAGAACGCTACTGATGGTACATTAGATATGATTAAACAAAAGATTAGAAAGATGAGAGGCGATTCTATCGCTAAGAATGGTGAGTTTGCATTTGGCAATCTAGTGTTTAAAGATCTTCGTAATCAAGGTTACTTAGATAAAATGGATAACTATCAGAGATCAAATCAGGATAAAGCATTGTCATTGGAGTAATTATGCCTTTCTTAGGTTTCTTTTTAAATAACCGTGTTGGTCAGTTTATTGGTTTAGCTATTTTATTATCTGGTGCTTTCTTTTCCTGGTTAGCAGTTCACGATCATAATCTATGGAATGAAGCTACTGATAAGTTTAATCAGATGCAGCAAGAACTCTTTAACAAGAAAGAAGAAGAGTTTAAACAAAAGACAGGTGAGATTAATTCTAACGCTGATCGTATAAGAGAGATCATTGCACAACAAGAAGCAGATGCAAAGAAACAGTTAGAAGAGATTGAAAAGAAAGCTGATGAAGAGACTAAACCAAAGACTCCTACAACAGCACCAGTATCAGATGATGCTGCTCCTTATCTTAAAAGCATAGTAAAACAGCTTGATCAAGTCTATGGTGAGAAGAAGAAATGAAGAGATTAATTTTATTATTTCCTTTATTATTAACCGGTTGCTCACAGACAGCTGTACAGTTACTAGCACCAGAATATAAGATAGTCAAAGCACCAGATGACATGTATACATGTCCTGTAGAAACTAAGTTTCCTAAAGCAGATACTTTAACTAATAAACAAGTTGGCGCTCTTATCCTAAAACTGCAGAAGAACAACGTTACTTGCAAACAGAAGATGGATGCAGTTAAGCAGTTCTATGATGATGCAGAAAAGACTGTTAACGAACAAAAATAATAGTTGCCTATTTCTCTAATTGTACTATAATACTACTGTCCCATCAAAGGAATAGTAATAATGAGTACATTGTGGATCGATCAGAAATACGCATCACTAGTAGGAACACAGTTACAGCTTTTTAAGGTAAAGAAGACTAAACCTTACATAGCACAGTTTAGATGTCCTCTGTGTGGTGATTCAGCTACTAATCGTTTTAAAACACGTGGCCATTTCTATGAACATAAAGGCCATATAAACTTTAAGTGTTTTAACTGTGGTGCAAGTACCACTTTAAATAACTTTATTAAATCACAAAATACCTCTCTGCATACCGAATATCGGTTGGAAATATTAAAAGAGGTAGGTGGTGCAAATACCAACATAGAAGAAAATTTTATACCTGCTATCGAGAAATTCTCTAGCAGACGTATAGATTCTTTTGATCCTTTTAAGGATTTACGTAAAATCTCTCAGCTTAAACCTAATCACCCAGCAAAAATCTATGTACAAGAGAGAAAAATTCCTCCCAACACTCATTATCGAATTTACTATTCGCCTACATATTACACTTGGGTGAACTCGATACTGCCAGGCAAGTTTAGCGAGAAAGCAGTCGCACTTGATGAGCCACGTATAGTTTTCCCATTTATTGATTCAAAAGGCTATGTTTTCGGTTTTACTGGTCGTTCACTTAGTAAGACTTCAAACATGCGCTATTCAACAATTATCTTAGACGAAACAAAAGATAAGGTATTTGGACTAGATACAATTAATAAAGACAGAAATGTCTATGTTGTAGAAGGTCCAATTGATAGTCTTTTTTTAGATAATTGTATTGCAATGGCTGGTGCTGATATTAACTTGAATAATATTGCAGATAAAGATAAAATAACGGTAGTGTATGATAATGAACCACGGAATAAAGAAATTGTCAAGAAGATTTCCAAAGCTGTGGAACAAGGCTACAAAGTCTGTATCTGGCCAGATTTTATTGAACACAAAGATATAAATGATATGGTTTTAAAGCAGGATCTTTCCGGTCCTGCTATTCAATCTATTATTGATCAAAATACGTTTTCGGGTCTTGCTGCTAAAATGAGACTACAACAGTGGAGTAAAGTATGACTAAAATTGTTGAAGTAAAGCAAGATATAGATAACGAACTGTATATTGAATTACCAGAAGAATTAATTAACGAACTTGGTTGGAATCTTGAGACTGAGCTCGAATGGATTGTAGAAGAAAATAAAGTTACTTTACGTAAAAAAGAAGAACAAAAAGAGGTCTAAAATGGTCGCAGCTTATAAAGATACTAAAAAATTACTTTCAGATGCCAAGTTCTATGAAGGGTATGCTCGCTTTAAAGACGATGAAGGTAGATATGAAACTTGGTCAGAAGCTGTTGACCGTGTAATGAAAATGCATTCTGGTTTTTATGCAGATAAAATGTCATCTAAGTTAATGGCATTTATGGATGAAGCTGCAACTGCATATAAACAAAAGTTAGTTCTTGGCGCACAGCGTGCATTGCAATTTGGTGGTGAACAACTTATTCGTCATCAGATGAAAATGTATAATTGTACTTCTTCTTATGCTGATCGTCCAGAGTTCTTCGGTGAAGTATTTTATATTCTTCTTTGTGGTGCAGGTGCTGGTTTCTCAGTTCAATCACATCATGTTGGTAAACTACCTAAGATTGTAAACCGTACAAAAGCACCAAAGTTACATACTGTAGAAGATAGTATTGAAGGTTGGGCAACTGCACTTGATGTTCTTATGTCTTCATTCTTTGAGAATGGTGGTAAGTATCCTGACTATGCTGGTCGTAAAGTAGCATTTGACCTCTCACTCATTCGTCCAAAAGGTTCAAAGATCTCTGGTGGGTTTAAAGCACCTGGTTCAGAACCACTTCGTCGTTCATTAGACCGTATTGAATATATCTTAACCGGACTCACTCTTAACGAAAAATCAACAACACTGAGACCTATCCATGTTTACGATATTGTTATGCATGCTGCTGATGCAGTTCTCTCTGGCGGGGTCCGCCGTTCTGCTACTATCTGTCTTTTCTCTGCAGACGATCAAGAGATGGCATCTGCTAAGACTGGTAATTGGTATATTGATAATCCACAGCGTGGTCGTTCTAACAATAGTGCTGTTATTGTTCGTAACGAAATAACAAAAGAACAATTTGCAAATCTTATGACATCAATCAAGCAGTTTGGTGAACCAGGCTTCTTCTTTGTTGATGATAAAGATATCACAACCAACCCATGCGTTGAGATCGGAATGTATCCTCAGATTGATGGTAAGTCAGGATGGCAAGGATGCAATCTAACAGAGATTAATGGTGGTATGTGTGATAACGAAGAAACATTTTACCGTGCATGTCGTGCAGCTGCAATCTTAGGAACACTACAAGCTGGTTATACAGATTTCAAGTTTCTCTCACCCACATCAAAGGCTATCTTTGATCGTGAAGCACTTCTTGGTGTATCTGTTACTGGTTGGATGAATAATCCAATGACATTGTTTGATGAAACTATTCTACAAAAAGGAGCTGAAATTGTCAAAGCAACAAATAGAGAAGTGGCTGGACTACTTGGGATTAACCCTGCTGCTCGTACTACTTGTGTTAAGCCTTCCGGGAATGCCTCTGTCCTATTAATGACAGCTTCTGGTATTCATGCTGATCACTCACCAATGTATATTCGTAACATTCAGTTGAACAAAGATACTGAAGTTGCAAAACTCATCAAGAGAATCAATCCTAACATGGTAGAAGAGTCTGCATGGTCTGCAGGTAAGACTGATTATGTTGTTTCTTTCCCGGTCGTTGCTAAAGAAGGTTCTATCTTTAAGGATGACCTTATTGGTATTAAGCATTTAGATTTGATTAAGAAGGCACAGGAGTTCTGGGTCAATGCTGGAACAAATATTGAGAGATGTGCTCATCCCGGCATACGTCATAATGTTTCTAATACTGTCATTGTTGACAACTGGGATGCAATTGAAGAGTACGTATATAATAATCGCAATTACTTTGCTGGTATTTCATTTCTACCTATGACAGGTGATAAAGATTATTATCAAGCACCAAATACTCAAGTATTAAATGCAGCCCAGCTTACAGAGAAGTATGGTGCAGGTGCAATTATGGCATCTGGTCTTATTGTAGAAGCATTAAAGTCATTTGATAATCTTTGGCTTGCATGTATGACTGCAAACGGTTATGGTGAAGATCTTTCTGCTGATAATCATCAGAATACTCTCAAGAAAGACTGGGTACGTAGATTTAAAAAGTTTGCTACTAACTACTTTAATGGTGATATCAAGAAAGCCGAATACTGCTTTAAGGATGTTTATCTACTCCATAAGTGGGAGAAGATACAACAGACTATTCAGGATATCAAGTGGGAAGATGAATTGAAAGAAGTTAAGTATATTGATGTTGATACTATTGGATCTGCTGCTTGTGTGGGTGGCGGATGCGAACTATTCTAACACCTTGTATTAAAAAATGTGAGATAGATTCTACCACAAGTTATTGTATAGGTTGTGGTAGAACTATTCAACAACTAAGAGAATGGCGTATATATACTGATGATCAAAGAATAATGATCATTAATCAAATAAGGGATAAGAGATATGGATTGGGATGCACTTATAGAAGTACTGACAGAGACAGTTAGAGAAGATGTAGTTAGAGGTGAAATCTATAAGAAACTTTTTGATCTTGTAGGTACTGATGATGCTTCTGAGAGTGAAGGTCAAGACGATGTTTTTGATCGAGTACTAGAACAATATATTTGGGATGATGAAGATGATGATGTCTTAGAAGAGGAAGATGACTTCAGCTACGACGACGATGAATAATATATAATAGTATGATAATTGTTGGTATTGACTATAGTTTAACTTCACCATGTGTTTGTATTTGTGACTCTAAAAATTTTGGATTCTCAAAGTGTAAGTTTTATTATCTAACTGATAATAAAAAGTTAAATGTAGATTTTGATAATATACATGGCGACTTACATGATGATTACTATAGTGATGAACAACGTTATTATAACATTGCAAGATGGGCAATGTCAAAGATACCTGAAGATGCTAAAGTATACATGGAAGGATACTCAATGGGATCAACAGGACGGGTGTTTAATATAGCCGAAAATGCCGGTCTACTTAAACACTTTCTCTTTAGAAGGTGCTATGATTATACAATAGTTCCTCCTACTGTGATAAAGAAGTTTGCTACTGGTAAAGGAAACGCCAATAAGCAACTTCTACAAGACGTGTTTGAAGAAAACACTGGTTATAATATCAAGAAGAAGCTAGCATTAACAGATAAGCAATGGAACCCTTCTTCTGATATTATCGATAGTTATTTCATTTGTAAATATGGTTATGAACAGGAGTTAAAAAATGTGGAATTTTCTTAAAGAATTCTTTGGTATAGGACTTAATGAAGTTCAAGAAGAAGTAAAAAAAGTAGAAGTAAAAGCAAAAGAAGCAGTAGGTAAAGTAGAGACTGCAGTATCAGCTGAGTTAAAGCAAGTTGAAGCAGATGTAGCAGCTGCAATTGGTAAAGCAGTTGAAGCAGAACAAAAAGCAGTCAAAGCAGTTAAAACAAAAGCAAAAGATACTGCAGCAAAAGTAAAAGCAAAGACATCAAAGAAGAATGCAAAAAAGTGATGACGATATAAGGGTCTGTTCTGAGATTGGTAGTACAGTTCCTGTAGTACTAGGTAATTGTCCTAAATGCGGCTCAGGTAACAGATCCTTAGTCCTCACAAATTTTGCATTGAATGGTAAAAATCCTCGTGCAAGTATGGTATACTTTAAGTGTATAGCATGTATGAGTGTGATAGAGAAGTTAATTACAGAAGTCTCAGAGGATGATTGATTATGGCAGTAAGTAAAAGAAAAACGTATGTCTCTAAAGGTGGTTCAAAGAGTGTATCAAAAGATACTCTTAGAGCAATGAGACGTGATCGTACATATACAGAAAAAACTCTTGCGCAACTTAAATTTTGGGAAAGAGGTAAACGTACAATGGTAACAATACCTAATTCCAATCCTAATGAA